CTATAACTTTATTGTTTGCTCCTAATTTTGCGTAATGTGCCATAATGTTCTCCTTATATCGTATTTGTTAAAATTTGTAAAATCATTAATTTTGGAACTTGTATCTTATTATTACTACTCCTGATCCACCTGCACCACCAGTTTGATGTCCTGGATTTGGACCACCAGGATTAAAACCACCTGCTCCACCACCACCTCCTGTGTTAGTGCTACCTGCACCTCCACCTGAACCTGTTGGACCAGTATTTCCTGCTGTTCCTCCACCACCTGCACCTCCTGCAGCACCTGATGATGGTCTTCCTCCTCCTGGATAATGTACTCCGCCACCACCTCCTGCTCTTGCTGTTGGTGTTCCATTAATGGAAGTTGTTGCTCCTGCACCTCCTACAGATGGATTTCCAGGATTTCCTACTGCAGTAGCTCCACCACCACCGCCACCATAATAACCTCCTGGTACTGGACCTCCTGTTCCACCTGAATTTCCTTGTGATGGATTTGTTGGAGGTGTATTTCCTGCTCCTGCAACACCACTAGCTCCACCTCCACCACCACCTGATCCACCAGCAAGACCTGCTACACCACAGTTTTTACCACCGCCACCACCACCCGCAGAGGCAATTGAACTAAAAACTGAATTAGCTCCACTTGTTCCACTTGCACCTGGACTAGCACCACCAGCACCTCCAGCACCAACTGTTATAGGATAAGTAGCGACTGGCACTGATAGTCCTGCACCTGCATCTAAAGGTGAATCTGTGTAAGGGTCTGAAGAACATTTTCCCTCACGGAATCCTCCAGCTCCTCCTCCGCCACCATAACCTGATCCTCCACCACCTCCTCCAGCAACCACCATATAAGAAACTTTATCTGAACCACTTGGAATTCCAGCATCAGAAACAATAAAATTTCCATCTGCTGTAAATGTATGAATTTTGAAATCTCCACAAGTTGATACTGTTCCACCAGTTGCAACAACATATTCAGAACCTTTAATTGTATCGTCTGTTTGAATATTTATCCATCCTTGTGTACCATCAACATAAACTAATGTTATTGAATCTCCTTCTGTGTTTAAAGTTGCATCTACACATAAACCTGCAATTTTTGATCCGTTTCTTCCAACAGTTACACTGTTATTATCAAAAGTGCCTGCATAATCTTTTATTGAAACTATATCTCCACCACTTGGTGATGCAGGTAAAGTTACAGTAACTGCACCGCTAGTCGTATTAACAAAATAACCTTTACCATTTTCTGAAGTAAAAGGTGAAGTCTTCGCAGTTGTACACCAGTTAACTGTGCCTGTTCTACCAAACCCAGTTTGTGTAGCACCGCAAGCTAAAGTTACAGCTGTACAAGCGCCACCTAATGTAAGTGTGCTGCCTGATCTTTTTTCTATTTTATTTACTTTAATTGTACCCATAATTTACCTAGCTTTGAAACTTATATCTTATTACCACTAAACCAGAACCACCAGCGCCACCTGTTCCACTAGCACCAGAACCACCACCTCCTCCTCTGTTTGTAGTTCCCGCTGTTCCAGCACCCGGATATACACCTCCAGCGCCACCTGTTCCACATGGACTTCCTGGTCCACCTGTAGCAGATGGGGAGTTATTATAACCTCCGCCTCCACCACCACCTGAAAAAGATAAAGGGGATCCTGTTATATTTGTTGATACTCCAACACCACCAGCACCTCCTTTTGAATCTGGAGATGTTCCTTGTATTGGTCCACCTGCTCCTCCAGCTCCACCGCCTCCTGCGGCAGATCCTGCATTTGGACCACCTCTACAACCATTACCACCAGGATTTCCTTGTGCTGGTGATACGGGTGGTTGATTACCATTACTTCCAGGATTAGGTTGATTTTCTCCTGCACCACCACCAGATCCACCTGGACCACCGCCTGGATATGGACCACCTGGTTGTGCTGTACCAGTTCCACCACTTCCACCACCTGCAGATGTGATTGTACTAAAAATTGAATTACTTCCATTTGTGTTTGAAGAGGAAGCGCCGGTTGGTGCACCTACTCCTCCACCTCCAACTGTAATTGGAAAAGTTGCTGATGTAATATTAATAGTTCCAGCACCGTCTAATGGTGATGCTGTATAGCTATCATTACTTGCTTTATCTTCTCTAAAACCACCGCCACCACCGCCACCTCTTTGAGCTGATCCTGATCCTCCACCTCCAGCCACGACTAAATAAGATATTTCGTTATTAGGCGCTGATGTTCCAGCGGTGGCAACAAAAGTTCCATCTCCTGTAAATGTATGAACTTTAAAATTACCAGAGGTACTTATCGTACCGCCACTAGCTGATATAAAAGCTGGTGCTTGAACAGTTGTGTCTGTGTTAACGTTTAACCATCCCCTTGTGGAATCTGTAAAAACTAACGTAACTGATTGACCCTCTGTTGCAAGAAGTCCATTTGCACAAAGTCCTGCTATTTTTGATCCGTTTCTATCAACCGTTACTGAATTACAATCAAAAGTGTTCGCATAATCTTTTATTGCAACGATATCTCCAAAACTAGGAGATGAAGGTAAAGTAACCGTTATGGATCCTGAAGTTGTGTTTAAAAAAAATCCTTTACCACTTGTAGCAGTAACAGTGCCTGGACTATTTGTATAAATAGTAGAACACCAATTTACAGAACCTGCTCTACCAAAACCTGATTGCGAAGCACCGCAAGCTAAAGTGATTGTATCTCCACTTGCTCCTAAAGTTATTGTTGAACCACATTGACTAATTAAATTTCCACCATCTGATGCTTGTAAATTATTTGTGCCAGATCGAAGATTACCTGGTGCTGATCCTACTGTTACAGTTGATCCACATTTATTAATGACGTTAGAGTCATCTGAAACTTTATTAATATTATCTACTTTAATTTTACTAGTCATTATTGAAATTTATACCTTATTATTACTACACCAGATCCACCTGCTCCAGCATTTGGTCCGCCACCACCGCCACCGCCTGTGTTTGTAGTTCCTGCTGTTCCTGGTGTGCCAGCCAGATATATACCACCAGGTCCACCACCACCAGTTCCTCCTGAAACTGGAGTTGAGGGTGCTGCAGGGTTATATTGACTTCCACCACCACCACCAGCTCTAGCAACTGGTGATCCTGTAATACTTGATGTTGCTCCGTCTCCACCAGCGCCACCTAGTCCTGCTGAGTTAGGTGCAGGGGGTGCAACTGAATTTGCTCCTACTGCTGTGGCCCCTCCGCCACCAGCTCCTCCTGTTTGATCGAAAGTCGCTGTGCTTCCTCCAGGAAAACCTTGAGATGGTGATACAGGAGGCGTATTGCCTGATCCTCCTGATGCTGGTCTAGCTGGGTTAGGTATTGATGCTGCTTGGTTTGCTCCTCCACCTGAACCACCTGGATTACCAGGACCTGGAGGTCCACCAGATGCACCGCCACCTGTGGATGTTATTGAACTAAATATTGAATTTGAACCATTTACAGCTGGACTAGGTCCAGAAGCAGCTCCACCACCACCTACTGTGATTGGAAAAGTAGCGTTTGTTATTGTTAAACCTGAACAAGCTGCTGCTAATGGGCTAGCTGTGTAAGAATCTTTTGGTGTATCTTTTCCTTCTCTAAAACCACCTGCTCCTCCACCACCAGTGTTTCCACCGCCACCACCAGCAACAACCACATATGAAACTTTGTCTCCACCACCTGCTGTATTTCCAACATTGGATACTACAAAGTTTGCATCACTTGTAAAAGTGTGAATTTTAAAATCTCCTGACGTTGTAACAGTTCCTCCAGTTGCTGACGTAAAAGAAGCTCCTGTTACATTTGCTGTTGAGTCATGGATATCTTGCCAACCCTTTGTACCATCCACGTAAATTAAAGTTACTGATTGAGATTCAGTGTCTAAGGTTGCATTCTGACATTGACCATTAATTTTTGATCCGTTTCTACAAAGTGTGACTGCATTACAATCCCATTTATTAGCATAGTCTTTAAGCGCAACTATATCTCCAGCTGATGGAGAGCTAGGTAGTGTAACTGTAATTCCTCCACTTGTAGTGTTTACAAAAAATCCATCACCTGACACAGCAGTAAACGGAGATGTCTTAGCAGTTGTACACCAATCTACAGTTCCGGTACGACCAAAACCTGTTTGTGATGCACCAGGTGCTAATGATACGGTTTTACCAGATGATCCAACTGTAAGGGTTGAACCACATTGTACATCAATTTGATTTACTTCTATTTTACTCATTATATTACTACCAACGTTCCGGTTACAGTCACTGTTGCACTAAAAGTTACAGGACCAGCTAACACAGCACTTTCTATTACCATAGGTCTAGTAAAAGTTGCTGC